AGCGGTACACGCAAGGCATCGCCCTGCTCCGCCGGGTGCTGGGGCAAGGCGTGGCCCGCAACATCCATGTCTCCTTCAGCCCGCAAGAGGCCGTTGCCATCCTGCTGGCGGTCGATGAGGCATCGCCCCGTAAGCACCGCACCGTCCCAGAGTACCAGCACAAGGTGGTCAAGAAGTTGCGCGAATGAACATCGTGTCCCCCTGGCGGCGGTTCATGGCGGTAGGTTGCTCCCACGGCATCTACGCCGACCCTCTGGCGGTCGAAGCGGTGCTTCGGTTTCGTGAACAGTACCGCCCGCATGAGGTGATCCACCTCGGGGACTTCACGGATATGTCGCCCTTCATGGGCGGCTCAAGTGGGGAGGGGGATGCTATCAAGCCAGACCTCATGGGGGGCATCGAGTTCCTCAACAACCTCCAATGCACCACGGTGTTGTGCGGGAACCATGAGGCGCGCCTGTGGCGTGACCGCAACAGCAACAACGAACTCCGGGCTATGGCGGCGGAGACGAGCATCGAAGCCATCGAAGCCGCCTGCCTCAAACTACACGCCAACCTCATCCCTTACACCGGGGTATGGCAGGCTTACAAGTTGGCGAACTACACCTTCACCCACGGTACAATCTACAACGAGAACTCGGCGCGGGACATGGCGGGGGTATATGGAAATGTCATCTTCGCCCACACGCACAAGGCCAGCATACAGGCGGGACGCACCTTCACGCCTTCGCTGGGCATCTCGGTCGGGACGCTGACCCGCCGGGGGGCTATGGAATACGCCAACACCCGCATCAGTACGCTGGCTTGGTCGCAGGGCTTCGTCTACGGCGAGTACAACGAGTTGTCCTTGCACCCGAAACTCCACATCCACGATTTCTCTGACGAATGGAAACTACCGCTGTAAAAGCCCAGCGTCTGCTGGAGGAAATTGCCAACCTACGCAATCGGATGAAGCAGGAACCGCCCGCCGGGTATCTCGATGTGGCTGGCTGGGCAAAGCAGTTCAAGTTGCAGAGGTCGCAGACCAGGCGGCATCTGAACGAGTTGGTCAAGGCCGGGAAACTGAAGGCGGTGCGTCTGCGGCGCGAGGTGAAGGGTCGGATTACGATGATAACCTTTTACGGTTGACGGCATGGTTGGCGCGGGCAAAGTCCGCCTCGCCACCATGAAGTTCCTATCCGTTTGCAGCGGCATCGAAGCCGCATCCGTAGCGTGGGAACCGCTTGGCTGGAAGGCCATCGGGTTCTCCGAAATCGAGCCTTTCCAGAGTGCGGTTCTCAAGCATCATTTTCCAAACACACCCAACTATGGCGACCTCACCAAATATGCCGAATGGCCCATCGAACCCGGAACAGTTGACCTTCTTGTTGGGGGAACTCCATGCCAGTCATTCAGTATCTTGGGCAAGCGCGGAGGACTGGATGACATCCGTGGTCAACTCGCCATGGCCTTTGGAGGTCTTGCTGGAAAACTCCGGCCCCGATGGATCGTCTGGGAAAATGTCGTTGGAGTTCTATCCTCCGACCACGGACGAGACTTCCTGGCCTTCCAGCGCTCGCTGGTCGAACTGGGGTATTGCCTCTCCTTCCGGGTTTTGGACTCATCCGGCTTCGGAACTTCCCAGAAACGCCGTCGAGTGTTCGTTGTCGGACATCTTGGAACCGATTGGCGTTATCCCGCCTCGGTGCTACTTGAGCGCGGAAGCCTGCTCCGAGATGCTGGCAAGGGCGGAAGCGCGCGAGAAGAAGATGCCGAACCTGTTGAGGACGGCTCTGACGAAGGTTGCGCGGCTGTCTCGTTCCAACCCGGAAACTTGAGGCGGAAGGCCGGAGCAAGCCCGTCCACCAAGTTCTTCCCGACCCTGTTGAGCAACAGCGGTGACCAATGCCCTCATGTGGCTACTGACCGCTTCATCCGTTCCTTGAGTTGCCGTGAATGGGAGCGCCTTCAAGGCTTCCCGCATGACTGGACCAATGTAATCTTCAAGGGTAAGGAACCTTCATTCACACTACGCCAGCAAGCCCTAGGCAACAGTATGTGCGTCCCGGTGATGAACTGGATTGGCAAACGAATTGATTATGTCGAAAAACAAAAAGTACGCTGATTACGCCATTCGCATCGAGCCTTCGGAAGTCTACGATCACGCCATCGTAGGTATGTCGAAGGACAAGGTGCTTATCTATTCCCATGAGCGCATCATCCAGATACTTATGGGATACGAGAAGATGGACGAGGATGAGGCCCACGAATGGGCTGATTTCAACATCTACAATGTGGTCAACCCTATTAGGCAGGAGTTCCGGGTGACCTATGCGCGCAAGCACAGATGGAAGTTGCCTTTCACAATCAAGAAGGTCAACAAGGGTGTCCGCCACCAACTATGACCATCCAAGATCGCATCACGGGTGCGAGGGCTTACCTCGCCAAACTGCCGCCCGCCAACTCCGGGCAAGGAGGGCATCCCGCCACCTACCGCGCCGCCAGCATCCTAGCCAACGGGTTCGACCTCGGCTACGATGAAGCCTGGACGCTTCTGAACGAATGGAACAAGTCCCATTGCTCCCCGCCGTGGGGCGAGAAGGAACTCCGCCACAAGTTGAACGATGCCTTCGTGAAGCCGCACGAAAAGCCGAAGGGCTGGCTCACCGCCGGGAAGGAACGCAAGGTAGGGGCCAACGGTCGCTTCGTGTTCGACCCCACGGTTCTGGCGCAGATGGTGGACAACCAGACCCCGTACTCGACCGCCGATGTCCTGCTCAACTGCTTCAAGGATGAGGATGTGATCTGCATCACCAACGAGGCTGGGCAGTCCGAGGATGGTCGCTACTTCCCTGCCTCCAAGGGCATCTTCATCACCCGCGCCGAGTGGCTGACCAAGTTCTTCGGCCCAGGTGCCAAGCAGGGCAAGCACTTTGCCGAGTCCGAGCAGGGTGCCTGGATACGCATCAACCCGTTCACCAAGGATGACTTCAGCGGTACTGACTCCGCCGTGGCCTCGTACCGTCATGTGCTGGTCGAGTTCGACAAGAAGTCCAAGGACGAGCAGATCGGCATCTTCCAGCAGTCCAACCTGCCCATCAGCCTGCTGGTGGACTCCGGCGGCAAGTCAGTCCACGCTTGGGTGCGGGTCGATGCCGCCGACAAGACCCAATGGGAGGAACGCCGTACCGCTATTTACGAATACCTAGCCGACCATGAACCCGACCCGCAGAACAAGAACCCGTCCCGCTGGAGCCGCCTCGGCGGGGTCAAGCGAGGAGAGAAAGAGCAACGCATCATCGCCTTCAATGTCGGAGCCGAGGACTGGGATGCCTTCATCGCTTGGCGCGAAGGCCAGGATGCTCCCGATGAAATCCGTACAGACACGCTTGAGAACTACGACACGAAGAACGACCCGAACCATGTCATTGGTCATGGTCGGTACCTTTGCCGAGGTGGAAGCCTTCTTGTCACGGGCCAGTCTGGAATTGGAAAGTCATCATTCGTCATGCAGATGGCAACTTCGTGGGCGGTCGGACGGGAGTTGTTCGGCATCCCTGTCATCCGACCTCTCCGCATCGGCGTGGTCCAAGCGGAGTGCGATATGGGCGACCTTGCGGAGGCTTTTCAAGGCGTGTCGAGTGGGATGATGCTGACGGTCGAGGAGCGCGCGCTGTGCCGGGAGAACCTGCGGTTCTTCACCGAGGCCAGCAAGACGGGCAAGGACTTCGTGGACCTGTGCCGCAAGATCATCGTGCGGCTCAAACTTGATGTGCTGGTGGCGGACCCGTTGCTCTCGTATGTGGGGGGCGACCTATCCAAGCAGGATGTCTGCTCTCACTTCCTGCGTAACCTCGTCCAGCCTGTCCTCCAGGAGACTGGGTGCATCATGGTGTTCATCCACCACGAAGGTAAGCCCAAGCCCAAGGAGACGACCGATGAGCAGACGATTTCCGACATGGCATACAGCGGCCTCGGGAGTTCGGAACTCGTAAACTGGGCGAGGGCCATCATCAGCGTCCGGCGCGAGTCCAAGGACAAGCCCATCTTCTCGTTCAACTTGACCAAGCGCGGCAAGTTGGCGGGGATGCGGACGGTGGACGGCAAGCCCACGCTGTCGCTCAAGTTGAAACACGCCGACCACAAGGTGCTGTGGGAGGTCGCCCCGATGGTCGAGGGCTTTGAGTTGCTGAAGGTGGGCCAGCAGTATCAGCACTTCTCGTCCAAGCCCACGATCAGCCGCAAGGCTCTGCTGGACGAACTTACCCGGGAGTACACCTTGCAACTGGACCAAGCGGAGGCTCTCATCAAGGCGATGGTCACCAACGGCATCATCAAGCCGAAGAAGATTGGCCCCGCGCTGTTCTACCAAGGCACCAAGGCCGAATGAGGGATTACTTCCTCTTGAACACCTTGACCAGCACCGCCACCAGAACGCCGAAGCACCCGAGGGTCAAAGCCCAGCCGAAGTCACGGATGGTCTGAAGCGCGAGCGTAGCCGTGGACAGTTGGCGTTCCAGGTTGGCATCGTCCGACTTCAGTTCCTTGCCGCCGTCTACGATAATGAGGGCCATCGTCTGCGAGTTGCCAAAGGCGGACAGGACCGTATCACAAATCCATGCGGAACCCATCGCACTCATCCCAGCGGCGACCGTGAGGATCGTCACCGCCCAGAGCAGGTTGGTATCAACGCTTCCTTTTTGCTGGTCGCTTTGCATTGGGTTTCTTGGTGATACCTGCGGACTTTTCGACCTTTTTCAGTTCGCCCGACAGACGGGCTTTCACAGCGGACTCCGCCCAGGCGATGATGTGCAGAGCCATATAGCCCGACAAGCCGTTCAAGGCCCAGAGCATCTTCTTGTTCTGGACATATTCTTCCAGCGCGAAGCCCGAAAGGACGGCAACCGCCATAGCGGCAAACAGGTTGGCGCACACCTTGCCGATAGACAGTTTCTCGTCCGTGAGGATGATCTTCACCGCCATGCCCATCATGCCGAGGAGTCCGGCGATGCCAGCCTGCTTGACCTCTGGGCCGATGTCGTCTGGGCCGAGGGGTGAGGGGGGAGGGGGGGTCATTTGCGGCGGTAGCCTTGAAGCCAGAGGTTATCAGCGATGAGGGTGGCGGCGGCGGCTACCTTATCCTCGGGCATACTGGGGCAGGCCACATGGAGGAACTCATGGACCATCGTATCGATCATTTCGTCCTCGGGCTGGCGCGGGTCGATGCTGACCACCCCCGTGTTGATGTCCAACTCCCCAAAGTTGGTCGAATTGCGGGTCGTAGGGGGGTTATCCCCTAGTTCCTCAAACACTACCTTGATGCGGCGGCTCTTTGTCATCGGGGATGAGGTCTGGGCAGGCCGTGGAGGGCTTTGCGGACTTAAAGGCATACCAGATACCCCCCACGATGCAAACACCGCCTAGGGAGGCAAGGGAGGGTAGGAACCACGGGGTTTCGACTAGGGAGGGGAAGGCCAGCAGGCTGGCGGACCCTGCGGCACAGGCGGCGGCACCTAGGAACTGCCGGAGCCAGGCGAGGGCTACGGCGGCTAGGGCTAGGCAAGCCCCGATGCCCGCACAGGTCCAAGTGACCACATCCTTCTTGGCTTGGGCAACCTCGGCCTTCAGCGCGGTGATCTGCTTGTTGGCGTTATCGAGAGCCTGCTTGTTCTTCAAGGCTTCGGCTTCGGCCTTGGCGAAGTTGCTGTCGATGACCGCCAGCAGTTTGCGACCCGCATCCTCGGCGCGCTTGTACTCCTCGGGGTTATTACGGGACACCCGGTTCCGCACATAGTCGATGTGGGTCTGGTCGGGCTTGGGGAGGTAGGCGGCGGCTACCCCGAGTTCGGCTTTGACGATGGTGGGCTTGTCCGAGTTCTCGGAGGCCACGGCGATGCTGGCGGCAACCCGCTGGTCGCTCTTGTCGATTTGCGTCCCGATGGTGCCGAGGTCGGCGGTCGGAGTACCAGTCCCCTGCGTGTCGGCGGTCGGGGTGCAGGCCGTGAAGCCGAATAGGGCGATGACCAAAATACGATACATCGTAAATTGGTTATTTACCCTTGAGCGCGTCGAGGAGAGCCTTGCCCTTATCTTCCGTAGACTTAATCTTGGCGGCGTTGTTGCGGAAGAACAAGACACCGCAGGCGAACCCAGCGAGAAGGGACAGGACGATGGAGATGAGGTAGAGCATGAGATTAAACGACAACCCAA